GATCTTCTGCCGGCGCGTTAGTGGCGGTATTGACGCCGTTACCGTCTGTCATGAAGGGCACAAAATAAACGCCCTCACTCTCCCTGTTTTTGTACGCCCCGTAAATGGTGTTGTACTGCGTGCCGTAGGTATTTTTCCAGTAATACGTCGTGTCACCACAAATCCACGGCACATCTGCAGCACTGCCACCATGGCACTGCGCGTTAAACACGGAGAGGTCAGCACGAAACTGTGTCAGCATGGCTGTAAACAGCGCAGGTTGCTGTGCGTGGGTGGCGGCGCTCATGTCAAACTCTCCCTGCATCCAGCACACCGCCAGCAACACATTTTTCGGGTTCTTCTGTAATGCAGCTTTAGTGCGCGCAATCAGGTCCTGATATAACGGTTTACCCACACCCCAGCGTGCCGAATCCTGGCTGGCCCCCGTGTCCGCACTGAATGTCCCCTCAGCGCCCTGGGTGAATGCAGAACCACCACGACAGCATGGTACCAGCAGGATCCCCGCGTTATTCGGGATATACGGAAGCAGTTTTTTGGCAATATGTAAGCCCTGGCCGACACAGCCGTACTGCCCTTTGCTCAGGTCTGCCTTCGGATGATTCAGCGTACTCATATCCTGCACATCATGCAGGCAGTGGTCGGCCGGAATAATATCGTTATATCTGCAGGCAGCCCCACCCGGCGTAACTGTACTGCGGCGCGCCAGCTGTTTAATGCGCGGATCCGGAGCATCGTATGAATCCGGAAGCGGAAGCCCTTCCCCGTAAGCCATTGCATTGGACTGCCCGGCCAGTACGATGACGTAGTACCAATCCGGCTCAGTTGCACCACTGACCACCACATCACCTTCTGCTGCAATCGCCTGCATCAGGGTATAAGGGGTTATGGCCACCGGACTACCAAACGGCTGCCAGCCCTCTTTCAGTTTGTGTGTCAGCTTTTCCGCAAGGTCTGACGGCGACGCCGCCCTGACAACATCATAATGTTTAATCGACATCGAATTTCTCCCGTGTACAGGAACAGAGTTAAAAAGCCGGAACCGGAATCAAATCACAGGATGACCATCTGCCAGTGGCTGGTCGTAAAAAAAAGGCCGCGCCATGCGCAGCCGGAAATAAAGGGATAACGATGATAGTTTGAGAAAAACAGAAATAACACTTTTGTGGCAAAGCATGGTGCCGGGTGCCTCCCGGTGAATTCAGTACCAGCACCTGAATCCGCGATTATCCCATATACCTACTCGCTGATTGCCCCTCCGCACAGGGGGATTCACCATGCAGAAGTGTTTTTAATAAACAGCAAACAAAAAAATCAAGCATTATGCAGGCTGTTTCTTTTTATCACCGGCCACAGCAATACCACAATGCCGCAGACCAGCACCCCATCCGCCAGCACCGACATGATTCTGCTGGTGAAATCCACCATCACCACCAGAAACAGCAGGAGTGCAGCCACAGTCAGGCGCAGTTTTACCGTCACAGGTGATTCTCCAGACGAAGACCCAGAACACCGGCAATCTCTTCCAGCACCTTGCGCTCTTCCGGCTCAATTTCGCCGTCTGCCTCCGCAATGGCCACCGCCACATCCAGCACATCTTCCGCTTCACGCGTATCGTGTTTCACATCCTCGATCTCACGTAACGCCGCACGACGACCAATTTTAAAGTTCGTATCCAGCTGACCGATAATGGTTGCGCTAATCGCATTAATTTCTGACGTAAACGCGGACAGCGCAGGCTGATTACGCAGTACCTGTTCGATCTTCGCTTTCTAGGAAGCCTCACATTCACCATCTGCACAGGCCACCAGGTATGCGGCGTTAATCACCACCTGTGCCAGATCGCGTTTTTCAAACTTTTTAATTTCCGTTGCCGCTCTGCGGGCTTTTTTTACCAAAAATACCAAACATCGTGACGTTCCTTTGGGTGGGTGAGCCAACGCCCGGGAGCGATCTGCCCACAGAGAAAGTCACACTGACCACTCCGTAAGCTCACCCCCGAAAGGCTCTGTGGTTGATATGCACCGGGCGTGGCGCAGATACAAAAAAGGCCCGCCGAAGCGAGCCTGGAAAATAAGTGTGGCGCGTTGTAGTGGAGTCGAACCAGTGACCGATTGCTTAGAAGGCAATTGCTCTGTCCGGCTGAGCTAACAACGCAGAATACCGATAATGGACCGCCATCGGGGACCCGCCCCCGCACCAACAACCCTGTTATGGTGTCGTCTGCTCTTCCTGATAAGCTAATGGCGGTATGTGATGGTGGCCCTTGCTGGATTTGAACCAGCGACCTGGCGATTATGAGTCGCTCGCTCTCACCACTGAGCTAAAGGGCCGGGACCAGAATAATAATGGTGCGAAATTAATTCTGCAATCTCATCCGTTTCAAACGATTAAATCCTGAACTTCCCTGACTGTCTGCTCAAAACGTTCAGTCTCCAGCTCAACGCCAATTGCACGACGCCCGAGCGCCAGTGCCGCTTTTACCGTTGAACCTGAGCCCATAAAAAAATCTGCAACCAGGTCACCCGGACGACTGCTTGCGCTGATTATCTGCTGCAGCATTTCTGCCGGTTTTTCGCACGGATGTTTCCCGGGATAGAACTGCACCGGTTTATGTGTCCACACATCCGTGTACGGCACCTGCGCCGTCACACCAAAATACCGCCGCAGATGCTTATATTCACTCTGCAGCTCCGCATACTGTCGGTTCAGAGAGGCATACGTATCCACCAGCTGGTGGTGGGGCTTTTCCAGTTCACCCCGCTGATGCTTCTCTTCTGCCACCCGGGCAAACAGTGCCTGTAATTTCAGATAATCGCTTTCGTTCGGCAGCTGCCACTGACCGGCACTGAACCAGTGCGACACCATGTTTTTCTTTCCTGTGGCATCTGCAATCTGTTTTGCCGTTATCCCCAGGACAGCGCGCGCATCACGAAAGTAAGCAATCAGCGGGGCCATCACATGCTGTTTCAGTGCCCTACCCTTCGCCTCATACCCGGCATCTTTCGGACGATACGGCCCCTGATAATGCTCTGCGAACAGAATGCGCTCTGTGGCGGGGAAATACGCCCGCAGGCTTTCCTTGTTGCACCCGTTCCAGCGTCCGGACGGCTTTGCCCAGATGATATGGTTCAGCACGTTAAACCGCTCACGCATCATGATTTCGGTGTCAGATGCCAGACGATGGCCACAGAACAGGTAAAGACTTCCGGCAGGTTTCAGCACCCGCCAGAACTGCGCAAGACACTGGTCCAGCCACTTCAGGTAATCTTCATCACCCGCCCACTGGTTATCCCAGCCCTCGGGTTTCACTTTGAAGTACGGCGGGTCCGTGACTATCAGGTCAACAGAATTTTCGGGTAACGACCGCATAAATTCCAGGCAGTCGGCGTTGATTAACTCACAACTGGATATTTTTACAGTATTAAGCATGGATCATTAAGCCTGTCTCTGATAGGCTCATTCTGCTTTTGCGCAAAGCAGTGGGCCTGAGGTTTGCTTGTGAACCCAACGCATGAGCAGATGGCTGGTGGGTGCCCCTTACACCCACCAGCCGCCCATTTACCACAAATAAAAAAGCCTTCAGGACTGAAGGCGTCTGTAACAACCAAACTGATAGTCTGCCAGACCCGCCATAACCAGCTGGGTCAGTATTAACTGGCAGCGTTCGCGTGAAAGGTAAGTATTCTGCGCAATCTCCCCGACTGTCGCCGGGTCGGTAACGCTTAATTCATTAAACACCACTCTGGCGGTTTCTGTCATATCCTGCTGTTTCAGCATGTCTTTTTCCCTTTTCCGGTTAACGTGACACACCAATAACTCTTGTCGAAAAAGCCAGCAACCTGAAAGAACGGTATTAATAACCACCAGCGAATTTATTGCGCTGCTGTATATTACGGACACAAAAAAACCACCTTCCGGTGGCTTCCTTGTGCGAAAAAACTTGCATTTCGCCTCGCGATACAGCTTTGCGAAGCTTACAGGAATTCAAGCTGTTTCTGCGTAAAAAAGCAAGCTTTTTTTATCGAAATGAATCGTGCATAGGTACATAAAGCATGTGTTCAGCCACGGCTAACCAACCTGCAATACGTTTCTCACATGTGCTGAAACACCATTCCGGGTGAGTACGATTTAAACATTCTGCCATTTTTCTCTTACTCATTCCCCGTCCTTCGTACCTTTGCCGGAGAATATTGATTAGCCCGGGATATTCCCCAAGCACCTCACTGATAACGCGATCAATAATCAACGCCTCTGTGTCTGTACAATGTGACAACCAGCTCTTCTGCTTCCCTCTGGTCATATCCCGAAAAAATGCCTCAAGTTCCGGTTTTTCCAGCCCGGATTTCTTCATGCTGCGTAAAACCTCATTAACTGCTGTTTTCGTCAGCTTTTTCGAAACCAGTAACCGGTTAAACATATTTCCGGATTTACCCCCACCGATATACGACCACCGCCCCCACATCCGTAATTTCCCCTGGATCCAGACTGCTTCCAGCGTGTTCAGGCGTAAATGTTCGCCGCTTTTGCCTGTAATTTCCGGATATATCATATTTACGCTCACTCACTCTCAATTTTGTAAATCTTCACACCCAGCCGTCCACCAGATACTGGCTGACCACGTACAATATTGATTTCATCAAACTGCTCATCGTCCATTAGCACCCCCGCATGCGTCAGCGCATCCAGCGGCGCTTTCAGAATATTGTCCAGGTCACGGCGGCGCTTATCCGGTGGCTCGGCAATAATCTTTATCGCCAGCCTTCCGGACAGGTTTAATTTCAGCCGCTGCTGGCGAACAATAAGTGCCACATCCCGGCGATAACGCTCACCGGCTTTTGATACAAAATATGTGCTGCCACGACGTCGCCAGTAGGTGTTCACCGTCGGCGGGTAAGGCAAAACAAACTCTATACGCATCAGTAACCTCTTTTACCCGAGCACGCCGGTTGCAAAGGCGTGATCAAGAAAACGAAAAATTAAATCAACCTGGGAACCATGCTTTTCTTCGAACGCCAGCGGATCCGCATGAAGCTCGTTGTGATGCTCCCGACACAGCGGTAGCGTGAAAATATCGTGGGATTTTGTTCCCATTCCGCCCTGACCATGACCAATCAGATGATGAGGATCGTCCGCTGGCTTACCACAACACGCACACGGCTGTGTCTTTACCCAGCGTGTGTATTTCTCATTTACCCAGCGGCGACGTTTAGGTCGTTTCATGAAGGATTCCGGAGACTCCGGATCAACGGTAATGCTGACCACCGCCTTTTCCTGTGCTGGGTTCTGTGGCTGGTGGGTGTGAAGCAACGGCGCAAGATTTTTTGTGCGCTGCTTCAGTATGCTGGTGGCGGTCTGCTCTCCCGGTACGATGTCGCTTTCGCGGTACAAGGAGCGGATTTTTTCCGCACGCAACCCCAGTGAACGACGTAATACAGCTTCCGGTAGCGCGTCCGCCACCTGATTGCGGACCGCCCACCAGGATAATTCAGCCAGAGATAATTCCCGCTCCTGTGTGCCATTCATTGCATGGCGTATGACGTCAATCATCCATGCTGACAGGTTTTGATGAGCAAGTTGCCCGAGTGATTCAGAGGTCTGGTCACGCAGCTGGTTGTCGCAGTGCCAGCACAACACCATCGCGCCGGTACCGTAACGATGTATGACGGTTTCACTGTGATGATAGTCACCATGAGGCCACTGGCAGGATTTGACATGACGCAACAGCCAGTCAGACAGTGCACCAGCGCCGCCAGCAGCACGAATCACCCGCTCATCGCTGAAAAATGGCAGTAATGATTTATCCTCCGCCAGCGGCTGGCGAACGGCAGGAACGACTCCGGACGGCAGACCGCGCATGCTTTTTGGTTCCGGCTCCACCAGCACTCGAGGGTTATGAAATACCTGCATGGATTCACGGCCCGGCTTAAGGACCACCAGCCCAAGTTCCGGTACCGGAACAGGTCGAAGTAATACCCGCACGTTACCTCCAGATGCGTTGCTGGAATGTGCGGGACGGACGCGGTGGGCGTTCGGAATAAGGGAGCCTGACGTAGATTATCCAGTGACGATAATCGAGGCTGAGGGCTTTCCTAAACTCATACCCACGCCTGCGGTAGTTCTGAATCAGCCATTCGGCCTGTTCTTCAGTGCATGGGTCATGCTGGTACCAGTCATATTTGAATGCATGAGAACGCCGCCCGTGCCTGCTGGCAAAGACGGCTGAATTATCAGAATTGTGTGGTCTGGAATTTTGCGCCATCGGTTTTCTCCGGTGGCACAGTGTTACTCAACAGGGGTTCAGCCCTGTGCTGAATTGTAGATGAATTTACTCATCTTCAAAAGCAGAAAAACCAGCCTTAAGCCCAGCTTCTTTCAGAGACTGCAATGATGTGACAAATTCATTTTCACGCAAAATAAAACCATCTGTCACAAGTTCATCCACAAAATAAATTAACGCAGCACCACTCTTCCTTTGTTTAGATTGTAAACATTTAATACGGCAGTGACTGACAATAGCACCATTCTCAACGCGCACAGTATAGAGGCCATCTTCAGTAAAAATTTCACGTAATTCTTCGATTTTCATCAACAGAATCCTTCCAGATAAATAGCACTCCCCTGTTCGGGGTCCATCCCTCTTATCCCTGCGCGCTACTTAAGTATTTTTGATTCTATTCCGGCACCGCCCAGAACTTCAAACGCGTTGAAAATAAAAACAAAAACCCGCCGAAGCGGGTTAAATGCGGGTGCGTTGAGAATGCCTGACACATCAGAGGTGGCGAGGGATTTCTCCCCCGCCGGGTCTCTTACTCCTCAGATTCGTAAGCTGTGAAGACAGCGACCTCCGTCTGGCCGGTTCGGATTCGTACCTCGCAGAGGTCTTTCCTCGTTACCAGTGCCGTCACTATGACGGTTAAACAGATGACGATCAGGGCGATTAACATCGCCTTTTGCTGCTTCATAGCCTGCTTCTCCTTGACCTTTCGGTCCGTAAGAGGCAATCTATATGTGACGAGCATATAGGGGCCTCACTTCGATTTATAGTCGGGTGGGGCTTTTATCTATCTGCCGTTGGTGTTCATGCCCGAGGCAGATAGCCTCAAGCACCCGCAGCAATTCTACTTAACTCTGCCGTTACAGCAAGCCGTTTTCGTCCGATATGGGAATTCCCATATCGGAATGAATTCAGTTCACCTGGCGAGGCTTAGCGTACAATTTTTTCCGTTTTGTGAGCTGCCCCTACATGCCGCTGGCGCGGCATCCGGAAAAAGAATCCACGTTCTGAAGGACGTGGAGGATGTCAAGTGCCTTTCCTGGTCCAGCCATATTTTTTGAATGCAGGCGCCGCTTCATCGGTTTGTAGCCATTCTGCAAATCGACGGGTTTCATCATTTGCATCCTGACGTACTGTAATGTTCATATCACGCCATATCACGTAGTCTGGCGCTATTTCCACGACATCACCAATTTCTGGATTACTGGCTGCCCAGTCAGCCCAGGTTATCCAGACATCTGCTTCAGGCTGATTCTCAAGAGCCTTACGTGCAGTTCCGCTATTGGGCGCATATAAAATAATATTTTTTCGGATTGCGGCGACAGTTTCTATATTCCCTTTACGTCCGGCAATATCTTCCCAGACGCCAGTGCCTGATGTATTACTGGTACCACCACCATCATTAACAATTACGCCAATCCCGGGTCTGGTCAGGTCGTCAATACTCCGGATATTTTTAGGATTACCTTTCTTTACCAGTAAAATACTTTTTCGCAGATAAAGAGGCTGAATATCTTTTTCACTGAAGCTGTCTTTATGGTCCCGAATGATAGCCAGAGCAGATTGTTCTGATGCGCCAAACAAGATATCTGCATTTTTTTTGGCATCTTCATTCCATTTGTTCTGTGGGCCGTAATGAACGTTCACTATAATACCTGTTTTTTCGGCATAAAGTTTGGCTGCATCAAGCAAGGCTGTATGCGGGCCACCAGGACCATACAGATTGATATCAGCATAAGCAGCAGAAGACAGGAATATTAAAAAACCTGCCATTATGTTCCTCATAAAAAACTCCTTTTATTGGTTATCATGAAATAAAGTTATAAACACTACAAATAATATATATTACATCCAGATAAACTTATCCGACTTTACCTCGTGCATAGCTTGTTATTTAAAGTTAACAAAATAAGGAAAATTATACGCATATTGAAGAGTATAAACCTTACATGTTGATTACATTTTTGTAATCAACATCCTGTTTGGAATAGCCAGCCTTTAATGGATAACTATTTCTGACAATGCAATGAGTATAATCAAGTCCATCTTCCACTGAGAATTAGAGGCGGCATGCTTTTTCCGGCTCTTGCCGGATATCCGTAATTGTCCATAATCTGCAGATTTATACCTTCAGCATGACCTGCCAGCGAAAATTTGTCCGGTGTTTCTACGGAAATAACATCAAAAGTTACACGCACTCGCGTTACCGTGTAGACCTACTTTCCTGCACTTGCAAGATCACAGTGGTGTAACCGTAACAGGAATTTATTCTCTGGACCGGCAGTAAATCCCTGAGTGGCGTGGTTCCCATATCAATTTCCAGCCAGGCAGCCTCCATTGCCAGCGTACTGGCTGGAGCCATGACCTGCCCTTTAAATCTGGCCCGACCATCCCACCGGACGTGTTCTTCTCCCCTGAACTTAGGTACAGTCATCTACAGTGGCACAAAAGTGTCAGCGCCATGATTTTTGACCGTTATCGCGCTACGGATATTTTGTTGACTGGTGAAAATTACCCCGCAGAATCAGGCTTATTCCCTTAACCCGGGCTTTCATCCTGACCGCCGCCTCACTACGACCAATCAGACTGCCGATGCATTTTACCTTCATTGTTAGTATCATAATTTCAGGCCTGCACCATCCGCTCATTGCCCGGACTTCCGACAAATCCCGGCAACCATATCTCGGTGCTTGTTCAGCTCCCGCAGCGCGGCGCAGACTCGCTCCCACTTCTGGACATGACTTTTCGCCCGACGCAATTCGCGGTTTGCCATATGCAGCGATGGTAAAACCAGGTCATCCGCTCGCGTTTCAGTAAACGATGGCAACGATTGCACAATATCAGCCACAGTTTCTGTTTTAATATCTTCCTGTGTTGCAGCTTCCTGTACTGGTAACGCAACACCTGCTGGCTGAGGAAAGGCTTTACCATCATTTTCCGTTACCGGCACGGATTTCGGCTCTGCTGGTAACTTATCGCCCGGCATGCAGTAACGAAATTTACCGTTCTGGTTTACACGAATCAGACGACCTTTGCTGATTGCCATTGCCAGCGTTGAAGCCACTTTGCGTGATGTTGTACCGAACAACGTAGCCAGCTCATCAGCCGTTTGTGGTCCGCGTTGTTCAACCGTCGCAGTTAAATCGCACTCCGAAATTTTAGCGACTGTTGCCGTGGTGGTTTCTTCCGACAGTTCTGCCGGCGCTGGCTGTTCCTGCTGAACGTTGTTATAAGCCACACGCCAGGTGTATACGCTTTTATCAACGAAGCCAGCCTTTCTCAGTTCCCACAGCTCGTTCAGCACTTCTTCACGACTGATATCAAGTCGCGCAGCCAGCTCTACCGACGTGGCTTTTCCCATCGCTTTCAGTGCGTCAAAAACAGTCTCCATAAATTTCCTCCCGGTAAAAATTACTTCTCAAATCAGACAAACCCAGCCGCTTTCCGGCGTTCATATTCCTGTTTCAGCAACTCAATTGGCGTTGGTCCCGCAGGACGTTTGGGTGCTGCCAGTTGTCGCCGGACAGGCGGAACACTCAGGCCGTTGCTAACATGCTTTGCCCATTTCGTCAGCTGCCGTTCTGCAAGCCGTTTTAACTCCCCTTCGGTCATCTGGCGTTCAATCCCCTTTGAACGCATCTCGAGGCAAATGTGATACAGCACAGGCTGAGACCACGGGTACTTATCACTTCCGTCGTATCGCCAGGACTCATTGCGCCAGCGGCGGTACTCCTCCATCACAGCATCCACCGTCAGACCAAATGGATTGGCCCCGCTTTCCGAAATCAGCGCCACAAACTCAGCCAGGTCCGGAGGCCATGTTTCACCCGCCCGGCAGCAGTCCATGCACTGGCGGCAGACCTGCCGGATTTGCTGCTCAGTCATCGCGCCAATCTGTGCAATCCAGAGCTTCGAAGGTGCGGCCCCGTTCTTCTGGGTCCAGCGGTTCGAATAAACCTCCCCCATGAGCTCCCACAGCTTCCAGGCCGTTTCCGTCGCTGATAAATCCGTTTTCACGTTCCCACTGCTCACGTGCTGCCCGAATTTCCTGAACTGCCCGTGATGCGGTTCCACCTGGTGCTGCTGCATGGTTTACCCCCTTGCTGACTGGTTTAACCTGCGCCCTGACGTGATTTACGTGACGGGCGAATTTCTGCTCCCACTGAACCTGCGTAAACACTTTCCCCTCCGCTGCCCAGTAGTCCCGGAATGCGGCAAGTTCAGCAGGTGTGAATTCTGTCTCCGGCAAAGCCATCCCCCACAACGCAGCCCGTCGTCGAAAATCCCGTGACGGATACCAGTTATCGGTCATCGGAAATTTTCCGATGGGTTCGCTCAGGCCATCCAGGAATACAGGGGGGACTGCCTGTAACGACAAAACTTCCTGCTCACTGGTCGGAGCACTCTCGCGTGCGTTATGTGTGGGGTTTAAATCTTTGGGTTCCTTTGGGTTCCGTGATCCGTTTTTGGGTGTCTTTGATGGAAAATTTGGGTGTCTTTGGTTATTTTCCATGCAGCAAAGAGTTCCGTTTTTGGGGCTGTTTTGTGCTGAAACATAACCGTTTTCGGTTCTGTTTTTATTAACAGTACCAATTTTACCTACCTTTAAAGACTCCCGTTTTTGGGTGTATTCATCCTCGGTAACACTTTCTTCAACACCGATAAGTCGGTACACCACAATTTGTTTTGTCCGGCCTTTTCTCTCACCGGTATCAACAATTAACCCAATCTCCATCAGGTGTCGTAAGCTGTCCTGCACAGTCTTTTTGTTCAGTTCCGTTACTTCTGCCAGTGCAGATACAGACGGGTATGCACACAAATCGGCACCGCACATATCAGCAAGCCAGGTCAATACTGACTTACTGGATGAACTGCCGGTTTTCACCTTTTTAGCCCATCGTAGCGCATCGATACTCATACGAACCCCAGACAGATATTTGTTTATCTGCAAAGTAATGTTGGTATTGCTGACGATACGCACGCTTGAAAGCAATAGCTTTTTCTATAAGTTCGTCAGTCTCACGTTCCACAACAGCTGGATCCGCAAAAAGTAGCCCTGACTCCACCACATCGCCATATTCTTTGTTTAACCCGGCGATCATGTACGTAATGCTTTTTCCGTCAGTAATTTCACGATACAACCTGAAATCACTGATCCGGATAGCCGCCATAATTGCCGGAATCAGCGCCGTGAATTTTTCCCGCTTATCCCTGGTGTCGATAGATTTCCAGCGTTCGAATATCTTCACCCGGTTAACGCCCAGCGCCCGTTGATCAACCGCGCCATCATCAAACGTGACGCGTTGAACATCGATGTTCGGGCGTTCTTTCAGAGCCCAGAATGCTTCCGTGATTAATATCGTCGCCTGCTCCTGTGTCATTCCTGGTCGGCATACCCAGGCATCCAGAGCCTCACAAACCTGTTCAGGGGTGATTTTCATTGTTCAACCGCCCCGCCCGCTTTGCCTTACGATATTCGTCATAAACTTTGGGGTCGTACTGAAGTTCCCCGCCGGATGCCTCTTGCAGGCGCATCGCGCGACCTTCAGGAACCAGTTCCCCCCATGCAGCAATGCTTGCCAACCTAACTCCTGCGGCATTGGCAAGCTTTGTTTTGCTGCCAAAAAACGCTATAGCATCAATTTTCAACATATCGAGCTCCTTAGATTTTCCTAAGGAAACTAGATCGTAGAGAAACCTAAGTCAAGAAAAATTAGAATTCCCTAATATGAAAAACGAAACCTTCGGTGCTCGCCTCTTACATAGGCGTAAAAAATTAAAACTGTCTCAGGCCGCATTAGGTAAGCTGGTCAAAGTGGCTCACGTAACAATTTCTCAATGGGAAAGAGATGAAACACAGCCGGCGGGGAAAAGATTATTCGCACTGAGCCAAGCGCTTCAGTGCTCACCGACTTGGCTTCTTTTTGGGGATGAAGATAAACAACCAGGCGAACCGATCCCGAATAATCAGCCAGCCATTCTGACAGAAGATCAAAAAGAGTTACTTCAACTGTTCGACGCACTGCCTGACTCAGAGCAAAAGGCCCTGTTGTCAGAGATGCGTGCTCGAGTTGAAAATTTCAACAAACTTTTTGAAGAACTACTTAAAGCTCGCAAAAGAAGCGCAAACAAATAACCCCTTTTTTCTCCACACCCTGTAATAAAAAGCACAAACTTTCAAACACTTGTGTTTTTTACACCAAAAAACTTAGGTTTTTCTACATAAAAATCTTGACCATATGCCTTAGGTTATTCTAAATTTCACTCATCAAGACACCGCACGGTGTTCTCAGCAAACAGTTCCGCTACTCCGGCGTTAAGGGGAAATGAGGTCAACATGGATACTATCGGTCTTGGCAACAACGAATCTCTGGTGTACGGCGTGTTTCCCAACCAGGACGGCACATTCACCGCGATGACGTATACCAAAAGCAAAACGTTTAAAACCGAAAATGGTGCCCGTCGCTGGCTGGAAAGAAACTCAGGTGAGTGATATGGATTTCGACACAATCATGGAAAAGGCTTACGAAGAATACTTCGAAGGCCTTGCCGAAGGCGAAGAAGCTCTCAGCTTCAGTGAGTTTAAACAGGCGCTTTCCAGCTCGGCAAAATCTAACGGCTGATAAGCGAAACAGCACCGCGAGGAATCAGTATGCAGAAACGAGAACCCGTCATCATCGCGCCAGACTATACCGATGATGAACTTTATGAGTGGATGCACCAGAAAATTAATGCAGCGCAGGATCTGAAATGGGCCAATGAAGCCAGAGCTAAGCAGGCTGAAAATCTGTCCGCTCTGGAGCAGGATATCACCAATCTGGAAAAAGCAGCGGCATTAAGCATTGCCAGAATGATTACATACCCGCGTTAGTAGCTAATCAACAAAGCTAAGGTTAGTAATTAAGGAGTTCTCCACGGGTGAGGTGGAGTGCGTGCGCCGGACACGGGTGAGCATCCGGCATTGACAGTTTACTGAAAGGATATTTCCCTGAAAAGTCAGACCATAACGCGAAAGCGCACGGCGAGGTAGCTGGTTCATAGATAGCCTGTCGTTAAATTTTCGTCGACCGTGCGCTTCCGGTTGTGGCAATCCGCGAAATGGCGCGGCGGTAAGTATGGCGGGGTTATTCCTTCCCCCGTTGAGGACACCGGGTTGTCAGGTTGACCATACGCTTAAGTGACAACCCCGCTGCAACGCCCTCTGTTATCAATTTTCTGGTGACGTTTGGCGGTATCAGTTTTACTCCGTGACTGCTCTGCCGCCCTTTTTAAAGTGAATTTTGTGATGTGGTGAATGCGGCTGAGCGCACGCGGAACAGTTAAAACCAAAAACAGTGTTATGGGTGGATTCTCTGTATCCGGCGTTAATTGTTAACTGGTTAACGTCACCTGGAGGCACCAGGCATCGCATCACAAAATTCATTGTTGAGGACGCGATAATGGAAACGTTATTACCAAACGTTAATACGTCTGAAGGTTGTTTTGAAATTGGTGTCACTATCAGTAACCCTGTATTTACTGAAGATGCCATTAACAAGAGAAAACACGAACGGGAGTTATTAAATAAAATATGCATTCTTTCAATGCTGGCCCGTTTACGTCCGATACAAAAAGGATGCTGGCAATGAATACAGCATTTGCACTTGTTCTGACAGTTTTTCTTGTTTCCGGAGAGCCAGTTGATATTGCAGTCAGTGTTCACAGGACAATGCAGGAGTGTGTGACTGCAGCAACCGAACAGAAAATTCCCGGTAACTGTTACCCGGTCGATAAAGTTATTCACCAGGATAATAACGAAATCCCGGCAGGTCTTTAAAACAGTTCCGTAATAAATATCCGGTTTCATTCTTATATGCCAGCAATGGCAGGGATTTGTTCACCCTTAAATCTGTAATGAGGTAAAACAAAATGAGTAAAGTCTTTATTTGCGCCGCCATTCCGGACGAACAGGCAATAAAGGAAGAAGGTGCAGTCGCTGTAGCCACTGCCATTGAAGCCGGTGATGAATGTCGCGCCCGCGCAAAATTTCACTGGCAATTCCTGGAACATTATCCGGCTGCTCAGGACTGCGCTTATAAATTTATTGTCTGCGAGGATAAACCTGGCAT